AAGGCTCTTCAAAATGCTGACTTAGACTTTGATCATAAGGCTGGATTGCTTAGACAGGAAATTTCTGACGGTATTGAACTGGCCAGAGCAAGAGCTGAAGAAGTTAAAAGAGAAATCTCTGATACTATCAATCAGCGCTTTGATAGTTTCGACAATGCTTCTATACAGGAAGCTAGACGAAAATCAGAAGAAGCGTTGAGAAATGCTGGTGCAAGCAGCTTACTTGCTCAGGAAGCGAAGCGGATTAGTGAGCGAGCAATAGCAGACATTACTAATCTACAAGCATCATCTCAAAATGCTCTCAGCCAGATTGAAGCCTTCAAGAATCAATATGGCACGAAGCTGAACGAGGTTAAAAGCACCGCAGATGGTCTATTTACTAAAATGGGTGCGGTTGAGACCTACATCAGCAAGGACGGTCAGCGACAGGAGAGTTTGCAACGCTATGCACGAGACGAGAGTGCTCGTCAAGTTAGCGCAGTACGTGAGCAGATATCCAGAGACTATGTTGGTAAATCGACCTATCAAGAAGACGCGAGAGGTCTTGAACGTCGATTTAGTGCGATAAGTACGCAGACGAACAATGATATCGCCTCAAAGATTGCTCAATATAAGCAGACGGTAGACGGTCAATTCGCAAGTATCACATCTCAGATTTCTGGCAAGGCTAATCAGACAGACTTCCAGAGAGTCAGAGAGACAAGCCAGCTCTATGAGCGAATTCTGGGTAATACTAATAACAGTATCGCAGATAATGTCGCTCGTATGGCTATGACAAGTCAGCTATTTCAGGTTGAGGTGGCTAAGAATATCGGAAGTGACAATAACTTAATCGTCCGCTCAAAGTCGATGGACAGGCATACGCTTGTTAATGAAGGCAATACTAAGAGGGTATTTGTGAACAATGGTATATTTACCATTCGATGCACTGGTAATTCAGGCTATACATTCGCAGGCTTCACGCTACCACTTTACATCGATAGAATGAGCAGAAGTGAGACATATACTCTTAATTTTAAGTATCGAATTATGGGGCGATTAGACCATAATTTCACGGTTGTTGCTAAGAATCACCAAGCAAACGAAACAGTTTTCGCCTCAGATATAGCTACAAGCTCAACTACAACTTCGAGCAATTGGCAAGAGTTCAACTCAACATACATTATTAGCAGAGATTTTGAATTTGAGAATAGCAATATGTATCCACTCTATTTTTATTTAGCCAAAAACGGATGGGTTGAAATCAAAGAGATTATGCTCGTTCGCGCTTCTCAAACGAACGGATATAAAGCTAGTCAATTTGATGATATGTCCGAAGCTGTTAGCACGGTTCAAAGTCAGTTGGCTGGTTCGTGGGCTGTTCAAAATCTGACCAGTGCTGGTTCAATCGTTTCGCAAATTAATGCGACTAATAATCAAATTTTGATTGAAGCGGAGAAGATTCGCTTGAAAGGAAAGACCTTGCTTGATGAATTGACCGCTGTTCAAGGGTATTTCAAGCGTTTGTTTGTCGGCGAGGGTGCATTTGCTAAGCTGAACGCTGAGATTATCGGTTCAAAGACTATCACAGCTGATAAACTCATTATGGACCAAGCAATGGCTCGGATGTTCGTTTCAAGCAACATCTTCACAGATGCTCTTGCTGCTAAAGAAGCCTTTATCAACAAGCTTCGTTCTGTCGTAGTCACTGCGACCTTTCTAGAAGGTTTCCAAGGTAAAATTGGAGGTTTCAGATTTGGTCAATACGCAAACAGAAATGGATATTTCATAACAGGAATTAACTCTGTTAGTATCGGCATGGGTAACGGAACGAACGCCGGTGCGAACAGAAACGCTTTTTGGGCAAATTGGGGTGAAAGTTTAGACACCCCTGGCCCAAAAGCCTGGTATGTCAACACAGACGGGAAGATGTATTGTAGAAATGATGTGGATTTTTATTCCAAAGTTGATTTTGCAAGCACATCAAAAGTTAATTTCTACTCTAAAATCAACGCCCCTAAAGGAGTATGGGTTGGCTCTGATGATGTGAACGGAGAAGGGGATAATCCCGACGGTGGCTATAATCGAGTTGTTTGGTGGAGTCAGATCGTCACTGGAAAATGGAGACAACATGCTGGAATCACAACCGGCTCAGATAGAAAATTGAAAGAAAATATCGAACCTACACAGGTCAAGGCGCTGGACAAAATAAATGCCTTGAATTTAGTAGCATTTGACTATATCAAGGATAAGACACATGAAGAAATCGGTCTGATTGCTCAAGAAGTACAAGAAGTTATCCCGTCTACTATTGAAACGTATGCAGGAGAAGATACTCACTTAACAATCAATTACTCAAAGTTCGTACCTTACTTAATCAAGGCAATCCAAGAATTAAATCAAAAAATAGAAAAAATGGAGAAAACAATAGCATGAATAACAACATGGATGCAGTAGTAAATCAGTTAACACTTGATTCACTGACTAAAAAACTAGCAGTAAGTGAGCAGGAATCAGCTAAGAATGAGGCTCTTTATTTGTATGCAGCAAGCGAATTGCACATGATGAAAGAGGTCCTAGAATACGACCCAGCTCTAAAAGAGCTATTTGAAGAAGTGAAAGGAAAAATGACAAATGGCAATTAATAATTATGAACTAGCAAGCAAACCTTATACACGAGGATTTGGAGATAATATCAAGACAGTAGTTGAAATTCGTTTATCAGAAGGCAATCGTTACAGTACGAACATGCGTGAGCTTGTAGGAGATCGCACAAGTGAACCAGAAGATGTCTTGATTCAAGCGGTGCTGGATATCTTAAAAGCCGAGCTAGATCCAGGCAACGCTATTGTCAAAACACAGGCGCAGCTTGAACAGGCTAACCAGAAGATTGCGCAAAACGAGAGTGAACAGAACAAGCTCGCAGCTCTTACAAATAAAATCGATAAAGTAGTGCGTGTCATGGCTCAAGATTCTATCATGGGGGAAAAAATCGCCTACGGTACAACCTACAAGGAACTTGTCGAACTCTTCCCACTTGTTGAGGAAGGCAAAGCCTATCAACCAGGTGATATGTTTGTCGTTGAAGATCCTGAACACGTCGAATTGAACGGTGAGGGCAAGCGCGTCTTGATTCAGACGAATCAGGCTTTCATTTACAAAGGCGAATCTCTCAAACAACTTGAAGGCGGACCATCTCAAAATGGTCTTCTTGCAATCTGGAAGTGGGAAGGTCAAAAAAACGAAAGCGAGCTTGAAACCAATCCAGTTGCACGTTAGAAAGGGGATATATGCAAATCGAATTTTTCAATTTTTTTCGTAGCGTCATCCAGACCGAAGACGGACTGGTCTTGTACGCTCTAGCTTTGATTGTCTCAATGGAAATTATTGATTTTTTAACCGGAACAATTGCTGCTATCGCAAACCCTGACATCGAGTATAAGAGCAAAATCGGCATCAACGGACTCCTTCGTAAGATTTTAGGAGTCCTCTTGCTAATGATCCTTATCCCAATGTCTGTTCTACTTCCTGAGAAGACAGGCTTCGCATTCTTGTACTCGATTTATCTCGGGTACATTGCATTTACATTTCAATCCCTCATTGAAAATTACCGCAAACTAAAAGGAAATGTCACTCTTTTTCAGCCGATTTTAAAAGCGTTTCAGCGATTACTTGAAAAAGATGACGACAAAAACAAAGGAGAATAACACATGATTAACTGGAAAGTACGTTTTAACTTAAAAAACAAAACATTTTTATTGCGAGTAGCATTCGCATTAGCTTTGCCAATTCTCGCATATTTCAATCTTAAACTGGAGGATTTGGTTAGTTGGGGAGTCATTTTAGACTTGCTTGGCAAATTCTTTGCGAACCCTTATCTTGTTGGGTTGACGATTGTAAATATTTTAAATATCATTCCAGATCCAACAACTGCAGGAATTTCTGATAGCAAACGTGCTCTTGACTATCAAGAACCAAGCGAAGATTAGGAGAAAACAATGAAGAAAAACGACTTATTCATCGATGTATCTAGCCATAATGGATACAACATTACAGGTATTTTGGCTGACATGGGTACACAGAATACTATTATCAAAATTTCTGAAAGTACAAGCTATATCAACCCTTGCCTGTTCGCTCAAGTTGAGCAATCAACCCCTGTTGGATTTTATCATTTCGCATGGTTTGGAGGTGACATCGAAGAAGCTGAACGAGAGGCACGCTACTTCCTTGATAATGTACCTCAAAAAGTAAAATACTTGTGTCTTGATTATGAAGATCATGCTAGCGGAGATAAACAGGCAAATACAGATGCTTGTATTCGCTTCATGGAAATCCTCAAAGAAAATGGCTATGAGCCAATCTATTACAGCTACAAGCCATTCACGCTCAATAATATCTATTATGAGCAGATTCTTGCGAAATTCCCAAACAGCCTTTGGATTGCAGGATATGGCTTGAACGATGGGAACGCTGACTTTGAATATTTCCCATCTATGGATGGTATTCGCTGGTGGCAATACTCTTCAAATCCTTACGACAAGAACATTGTTTTACTAGATGATGAAGAAGCTAAGCCCAAAGCACAAGCTGTACAAGACAGAGTGA